CCACATAGAAGGCGAAACACAAGCCGCCCACAGTAATTGGGCTGAACACGGCAAGGGCAGGGGCATCAAAGCAAGTGATGAATTTACCGCCGCTTTGTGTCAAAAATGCCACATGGAACTAGATTCAGGCGCTAGGCTAAGTAAAGACCAGCGCCGCTTACTGTGGCAAATGGCATACCAAAAAACAGTTAACAGATTGGTTAAAAATAACCTTTGGCCCGTTGACATTCCATTGCCAGACCTTAAAATCTAGGGCGTTGGATGTTAAGCCAGCGTTCAAGGATGTCAATGCAAGGGTTTTTCTGGCTTTCCACCTTGCCTAGTCAAAGACCAAATTGAATCCAACACACATCAGGATTGGAATAGTCTTGAATTGTGTTGGTAGCAGTTGCCGACCTTTGGGGGTTCGCCCCCGTTTTTTAAGGACAATATGGCTTACGAAAAAGACCCCAATCAAAAAGATGTAGCAGACTTTATCAGTACGCTACTTCATTCAGGCACAGTAACCCACTTCATGCATTTGTCCACCGACTCTTTTGCGGTTCACATGGCATTGGGTGCGTATTACCCTGAGATTATTGAATTGACCGATTCGTTTGCAGAAGCATATTCAGGTTGCTACGAAAAGATTAAAACTTTTCCTGAAAATTTCCATAATGCTAAAGACCCAGTAAGGTACATGGAAAGCATTTCTGATTATGTGGAAAAGAATCGCAAGGCAATGCCAAAAGAGACACAGTTGCAAAACATCATTGATGAGATTGCAGGTTTGATTGACTCAACGCTTTACAAATTAACGCTGAAATGATCAGAATTTTTGCAGGCTATGACCCTAGAGAGGCCATTGGGTATCACGTTTTTACCCAATCCTTGATTGAGCGCACCTCAGAAGCGGTGGCGATCACGCCTTTTTTTGGCAAGCAAAGAGACGGGTCAAACACTTTTATTTACCAAAGATTCTTAGTGCCTTACTTTACAGGATTCAAGGGTAGGGCGATATTTATGGATGCAAGCGATATGCTTATGTTGTCCGACATTGACGATCTGGACAAGTTGTTTGACCCGACCAAGGCTGTCCAAGTCGTAAAACATGAATACAAAACTAAGCATAAAAAGAAGTACATCAACACAGCAATGGAGTCCAAGAACGAGGACTACCCCAGAAAAAATTGGTCAAGCCTGATTCTTTGGAACTGTGAACATCTAGCAAACAAGCAACTAACCCCTGAATTTGTGGACAATCACGCAGGCTCAGAGCTACATAGGTTTGAGTGGCTAAAAGACGAGCAGATTGGTGAACTGCCAAAGGAATACAATTTTTTAGTGGGTGAGCAAGACCTTGGAAACGCAAAGATTGCTCATTACACGCTAGGAATCCCAGAATTCCCGTATTATTCAAACTGCGACTACTCAAAACAATGGTTTAACACCAAGTCTAGAATGCTAAACGGACTGATAAACATGAAGGAAAGTCATGCCTAGTCACAGCGCCAAACAAGCCCGATTTATGCAAGCTGCGGCACACAACCCTGAGTTTGCTAAGAAAGCCGACATTCCTGTCGCGGTAGCACAAGAGTTTGCCGCCGCTGATAAAAAGCAAGAAATGGCAAAAGCCTTAGCTAAAAAGCAGTAATTCTATGACAAGTGAAACTAAAGTAGTTAAATCTAGAAAGAAGGCTGGTGGTAGGGTCGCAGGAACGCCCAACAAGACCACACAACAGGCTAGAGAGGCCATTGCTTTGTTTGTTGATGGTAACGCACACAGATTGACAGAGTGGCTTGATGAGGTCGCTAATGGCATTCCAGAGGCAGACATAAAACCCAACCCTGCCAAGGCGTTTGAGCTATTTCAAAGCGTAGTTGAGTATCACGTACCTAAGTTAGCTAGGACTGAGATCACGGGTGCTGATGAAGGCCCGATAGAAATGGTAGTGACATGGGCAAGCGCGAAGTAATCCTTCCCTATGCACCGAGAAAGGTTTTTATGCCTTTCCACAATCGGACAGAGCGTTGGTCTTGTCTGGTTGCACATCGAAGGGCGGGAAAAACGGTAGCGGCTATCAATGATTTGATTAAAAGAGCGATTACTGAGGGCAACAGAATGGCCCAGTATGCTTACATTGCCCCATTTAGAAGCCAAGCCAAACGGGTGGCATGGGATTACCTGAAGTATTACGCAGCGCCAATCACAAGGGCAACCAATGAGGCAGACTTAAGCGTTGAGTTGGTCAACGGGGCCAAGATCATGCTGTTTGGGTCGGATAACGCTGACGCCATGCGTGGACTAGGCTTTAACGGGGTTTACCTTGATGAGTATGGAGACTTCAAGCCTAGCGTTTGGGGTAACGTCATTCGCCCTACATTGTCAGACCGACTAGGTTGGGCAGTGTTTGGGGGTACGCCTAAGGGAAAGAATCAGTTTCACGACATTTACAGGGTTAGCCAGACTACGCCTGATTGGTTCTTGTTGAGATTGCCTGCGAGTGTTTCTAAGCTATTGCCAGACTCAGAGCTAAGAGCAGCCCAAGAGCAACTAAGCCAAGACCAGTACGACCAAGAGTATGAGTGCAGCTTTGATGCGGCTATTCTTGGGGCGTTTTATGGCCAAGAGATGCGCCAAGCCCAAGACGAGGGGCGAATTCAAGACCTGAAGTTTGACCCAGATGCGCCAGTATTTACGGCATGGGACTTAGGTTATCGGGATGACACAGCGATCTGGTGGTATCAGATTGTCCGTGGTGAACTTCACGTTATGGACTACTACGCAGTTTCAGGGGCATCTATTGAGCAAATAGCAAATGTTGTGAACGCTAAAGGCTATCGCTACACCAAGCACTACCTACCGCATGACGCTAGGGCTAAGACCTTGGCATCAGGAGGAAAATCAATCCTTGAGCAACTTGCTACGCACTTAGGTGGTCTTAGCAAGCTGGCAATTGTGCCTGAGATTGGCATTCAAGACGGTATCCAGGCGGTGCGGATGATTCTGCCTAAGTGTTACTTTGACCCGATCTGTGATGAGGGGTTAGAGGCACTCAGACAGTACCAAAGGGAGTACGATGAGGACAAGAAAACATTTAGGCAAACTCCAAGGCATGATTGGTGTTCACACCCTGCGGATGCGTTTAGAATGTTAGCCGTGGCATACCGTCAAGATAAAAACTACGAGCCACAACCCAAAGGCAAGACCCTGCAAACGATCACTTTGGATGAATTGTGGGACTTTGAAACTACACACAAAGAGGAGCGGATATGAGCCAACCAGTAGCAGAATGCGGTGGATATAAGAACATCACGGCAACAGGCGCGGTCAGCAATGGCCAATGTCAGTTAATCGGTTTCTACGTCAACAGTACAAGTGCAGGCACTATTGTTTTACGTAACGGCGGTGCAAGCGGTGATGTTATGTCAGGCACGATCACTCCCGCAGTCGGGTTTCATCGTTACCCCGCTAACGTGGGCGTCAGTCTGTATGCAACCATTGGTGGCACTATAGATGTAACCTTCTTCTACGCAGCTTAATATGGCATTCGACAGCTCCTACGCAGACCAAGAGGCTTATGAGGACGATCAAGGCCCGTATTGGCACGACCAACTAGAACAAGCCCAAAAAGTCTTTGACAAGTGGGAGAAGCGCGGCAAGAAAGTCGTGCGGCGTTATCGTGATGAACGTGACGCTATTGAAATGCCGAGGATGAAATTTAACATCCTGTGGTCTAACATTTCTGTTCTATTCCCTGCACTCTACGGACGGATGGCAAAGCCTGAAGTCTCGCGTAGGTATATGGATTCTGACCCTGTTGGTCGTTTGGCTTCCACAATGCTTGAGCGCGTGGTTGAGTACGAAGTAACCCAGTTTGGAGACTTTGACTCAGCAATGCGTGGGGTGGTTGAAGACCGTTTGTTGCCAGGTCGAGGCACAGCGTGGGTACGTTATGAGCCGATCATCTTGGGTCAATTGCCTGATGAGCCAGAGCAAGAAGGCACAGAAATCACCAATACTGAGGAAATCGAACACGTTGACTCGGCACACAGCCCTGTTGATTACGTTTATTGGACTGATTTCCTGCATTCACCAGCCCGTACATGGGATGAAGTTTGGTGGGTGAGCCGTTGGGTTTACATGACCAAGGAAGAGGGCGTAGAGCGTTTTGGTGATGTGTTCAAGAACGTACCTTTGACCGACCAGAATGACGACATTGACGCTAAAAACCCAATGACAGCCAAGGCGACTTACGGCAAGAAAGCCAAAGTCGCTGAAATTTGGAACAAACGCACTAAGAAGGTTTGTTGGGTTGCCAAGGGTTATCCCCAAGCACTTGATGAACGTGACGACCCGCTAGAACTTGAGGAGTTTTTCCCTTGTCCTAAGCCTTTGTTGGCCACAACGACAAACGGCTCAATGATTCCAGTACCTGATTACTGCGAATATGAAGACCAAGCGCAAGAACTAGACAACCTGACACAGCGTATTTACCTGTTGGTGAAGGCTTGTAAGGCAGTCGGTGTGTTTAACGCTGAATTTAAGGAATTGGGACGATTGTTCACCGAGGGCGTGGATAACAAGCTATTCCCCGTGACCGCATGGGCGGCAATGAGCGAGAAAGGCGGTCTCAAGGGCGCTATTGATATGCTGGACACCAGCGCAATCATTAAGACCTTGCAACAGCTTTACCAATCCCGCGAAGTTGTTAAACAAAACATTTACGAAATCTGCGGTATCTCTGACATTCTCAGGGGTGCTACTAACGCAAGTGAGACTTTGGGCGCGCAACAGTTAAAAGCTAACTTTGGAAGCCTACGGTTGAGGGCTACTCAGGGCGATGTGGCTCGATTTGCTACCGATTTGTTCCGTATCAAGGCGCAGATTGTTTGTAAGTTCTACCCGCCTGAGTTGATTGTGGAAATGTCGGGGATTATGAACACCCCCGAAGGCCAAGACCCACAGATGTTGCAAGCTGCGGTTCAGATGCTGTCAAACAGCACGATTCGGGACTTCCACATTCAGGTTGAGGCCGATACCCTAGCCCAGATTGACGAGCAAGCTGACAAACAAAACGCTACCGAGGCTGTCCAGGCTATTGGTGCGTTCTTGCAGTCAAGCCTGCCAATGGTGTCGCAAGCCCCTGAAATGCTGCCAATGATGAGCGAAATGCTTTTATTCTTGGTAAGACGTTATCGTGCAGGCCGAGGCTTGGAGACTGCAATTGAACAGGCAATGAAGGCGTTACAGGCTAAAGCACAACAAGCTATGGCACAACCGCCACAGAATCCTGAGATGATGAAGCTACAAGCCGAGCAACAAGCAGAGCAAATGCGGATGCAAGCCCAAGCGCAAACTGAGCAAATGAAGATGCAAGCCGAGGCGCAACTTGCCCAGACCAAGGCTCAACTTGAGATGCAAATGCAAGAAGCGCAGACGCAAGCAGACTTACAGTTGGAGCAGATGAAAGAGCAGTTTGCAATCCAATTGGCTAACAACGAACTTCAGGTCAAGGCAAGAGAAATGCAAGGCCGTGAGGAGTATGAGCGTTGGAAAGCCGAGCTGGATGCGGCGACTAAGGTTTTGGTGGCACGAATCGGTGCAAACCCTGGCGTTGACCTACAAATGCTAGAAGCAGAGCAAGCAGCATCTGAGAAGATCACTCAAGAACTAGGGGTCGGTGTTCAGAATGCAGTCATGCAAATGGCTCAGATTGCCGACAACATGGCTAACCTACACGGACAGACCATGCAAGGCATTGGAGAGGCTGTTAAAAAGCTCGGAGCGCCTAAGAAAGTGGTGAGGGGTGCTGATGGTCTAGTAATAGGCGTGGAGACACTATGAGCTTAGTTCTTGCTGATCGGGTACGTGAGACAACTCAAACCACGGGAACAGGCACGATTACCCTAGATGGCGCGGTGCAAGGGTTTCAGTCTTTTTCAGTCATTGGTAACAACAATACGACCTATTACACAATCAACCGAGGGCTTGAATGGGAGGTCGGGATTGGGACGTACTACGGCGGGACGTTAAGTAGGGATACTATCTATTCGTCTTCTAATGGTGGCTCTAAGGTCAACTTTAGCGCAGGCTCAAAGGATGTGTTTGTTACATACCCTGCAAGCAAGTCGGTCAATGAAGATGCCAACAACAGGGTTTTGATTCCTTACACAAGTGGCACAACTAATGTTGGTTCTTTAAATGTAGGCGATGCAACTGGTCACTCAGATTCAGGCGTGATTGCTGGTTTTACCGCAAGCGAACCGTTATATCTCTACACAAGCCTGCAAAACACCAGCGCAAGTAATACAAGTTATGCAAGCTATGCGGTCAACGATGGTGGTCACACGGCTTATGGCGAACTTGGAATAAATAACTCAAACTACAGTTATTCGGCTGCGGGGTTTCCCAATAACGGGTTTTCAGCACCGTTAGCGACTTTTGTTGAGTCGTATGGTGGGCCACTTGTTTTAGGTTCATGGGATAGCCAAAAGATCAGTTTTATTGTCAATGGCGCTGTAAATACCACAGATGCAATGACTGTTGAAACCACAGGCGCGGTAACCATTCCATCAGCGGCAATTACAGGCGGCACGATCAACGGCGCTACAGTAGGTGCTACAACCCCTGCTGCTGGTACGTTTACTACGTTAGTTGGAAGAACTAACCCAAGAGTAACATCGGCGGCAACAGCAACATCTTTAACGCCTAGCATTGCAACAACTGATGTATACGCTTATACAGCCCTTGCGTCTGCCTTGAGCATCAACGCACCAACTGGAACGCCTTTAGATGGTAATAAATTAATATTCAGGATTCTGGACAACGGCACAGCAAGAGCGTTGACTTGGGACGCAACTTACACCGTAATTGGCACAACTTTGCCAACAACTACGGTAATCAATAAAACCACTTATGTAGGATGTATTTACAACGCCAACAACACACGTTGGGATGTCATTGCAGTAACTACACAGGCTTAATATGCAAATCATTTTTGAATACGACCACAACGGGATTATTTTCAGGGATGCGTTAAACCTTCCTGACAACCACACGTTTACGGACAATGAGTTGGAGGCAATGAAGCAAGTTCGTATTGACAACTGGTTGACAGCTATTACAGCGCCGCCACCAAACTATATGCGTGATGAGCAGGGCGAAGTTTTGTACGATCAGGATGGCAACCCCATCCCCGCTGAATAATGGCAAACAGATACTGGGTTGGCGGCACAGGTACTTGGAACGGTACAAATACCTTAAACTGGTCTGCTTCATCAGGCGGGGTTGTCGGTGCGTCTGTCCCAACGTCCGCTGATAACGTATTCTTTGATGCCAACTCCAACGTAGGTACGACTGCGTTCACAGTAACGATGGCGACTGTGGCAGCAACATGCGCCGACTTTGATGCCACCGCTGTTGACGGGACAATGACGTTGGCGGGTACGGTTGCTCTCGATGTGTATGGTAGTTTATTGTGGCCCGCTACAAACTTTACAAGAGCATACTCAGGTACAACTACATTCAGAGCCACATCGACGGGCAAAACAATAAGTTTAAACGGAAAGTCACTTAACAGTGCTACTGTATTTGATGGTGTTGGCGGCGGTTGGACATTAGGAACTGCATTTTCTAGTTCAAGCACTTTAACTCTTACAAACGGGTCATTAAATCTTGGCGGCTTTACGGCTTCTTGTTTTCAATTTGGTTCAAGCAATTCAAACACTAGAACATTAGCTTTTAATGGTGGTTCAATATCTTTAAACGGTACATCAAATACAGGTAACCAAACTCTGTGGAACGTAGCCACAGCAACCAACTTAACAATCACAGGTACGCCCACAGTCAACGTACCTAATACCAGCACCAACTCTGGTTTTACAAGAACTTTCAACAACGGAAGTACCGCTGGTGGTAGCGAAGCAGTTGCAATAACTTTAAATATTCAATTGGGCGATACTGGAAGTTTAGTGTCGGTTAGCGGGTCTTATTTAGGTTTAAACTTTACTGGTTGTTCAAGTACATTAAATAATACGGCAAGAACAATTTACGGTAATTTGATTTTTTCATCTGGCATGAGTTTAACCGCTGGTACTTTACAAACTACATTTGGTTCAACTAGTGCAACTGTCCGAACAATTACAACCAATGCTCAGAATTTAGATTTTCCCATTGCTTTTAACGGTGTTGGCGGTTCATGGCAATTACAAGATGCTTTGACGGTTGGAACTAGCAGGAATATTGGATTAGTTAACGGAACATTTGATTCAAACAATCAATCAGTTACTTGCGGAACATTTAACTTTGCCAACACTAATACAAAAACACTTACGCTTGGCACATCTACTGTAACAATTACAGGTGGAACAAGCACAACTGGTTTTGTGGGTTCAAATTCAGGCACAACGTACAGCGTTGCTAGTTCAACTATTGTTTTTTCAAATACAGGGTGTTTTGCTGGTGGTTCACAAGGAGCCACGGGAACACAATTTGGCACATTAACAATGTCAGCCTCTGGCGGTACGCTTTACTTAGGTACAGGCGCAACAACCGTAGCAAGATGCACCACGCTAAACAACACGGTTCAACCCTGCACCATTACCCATGCTTGCACAACGTCATTCACAGTAGACACTTTCAACGTAAGCGGAACGGCGGGCAACTTGGTAACGTTTAACAGCAACACGGCTGGAACGGCAAGAACGATCAACAAAACTAGTGGAACGACTAACGCCTACTATATGAACATTCAAGATTCAACGGCTACGGGCGGTACGTGGAACGCATACAATTCGACTAACAGCGGCAACAACACTAATTGGAACTTCCTGACTTTAAATAGCGGAAACTTTTTAATGTTTTTTGTTTAAGGACTAATAATGTTTGGATACGGGGCATTTGCGGAATTACCTTTTGCAACAATTTCAAGCGTTGTTAGCCCTGTTATTACCGAAACCCCTATAGGTGGGCATTTTGGCTTTGATGAACGTGACAAGCGGTGGGAACATGAGCGAGAGCTAGAAGCTCAACGCAAACAAAAGCTGCATGAGGCTATTTTTGGGTTACCGCCAGAAATTAGAGAGGAAATCTCTAGCGCACCACAACAAACAATAGATATTGCAGTAAAAAACACAATTGATTATGATGCGTTAATGCAACGGGTTCAAGAACTTGACCGCCGTGTGCGTTTTGAGCGTGATGAGCAAGACATTCAAATGATATTGGAGTTACTTTGAGACAAACTTGGGTTTTTCCATCGGACGGCACACCTGCCTACGAAAAGCATCTTGGCCCACCTAGTGAGCGTTATGCCGTAATGGGCGATATTGCACCTTTTATGTCACCAGACGGGGTGATGATTGAAGGCCGAGTGCAATGGCGTGAACACCTTAAACGGACTGATTCCATTGAGATGGGGCATTCAGATGTGAAGTATGCCCAGCAGGAATGGAACAAGAAAAAAGCAGCTCACAATGAGCGTTTGCGTGGTCAAGTGGCAATGGTTCAGGAGTTTGACCGCCCTGGTGCGCCTATTGCCCCACATAAAATGAGTGGACTTAACGTAGAAATGGCAAATAGGTTGCATAATCGCCCTATGCCTGAGCGCAAAGAGATGATTAAAATGACTTTAGACCAAATGAAAAGGATGAGATAAATGGAAAACGAAGTTGTCGCACCCGACACGATTGACCCAACTCCACCCGAACCAGAAATTAAGGCCGAGCCGATAGAAGCTAAGGCCGAGCCAAAAGCAGAGCCACAAAGTCGTTCTGACATTATTCGTGAAGCGTTGAAAAAAGACGCCAAAGAGCCTAAAGAGCCAAAAGCAGAACGCGCTGCTAAGTTTCCAACACCAGACAAAGAAAAGCCTGCTGTCCAAGCCCCTGAAATGCCAAAGTCTCTCAAGGTAGAGATGAAAGCACATTGGGAGAAAGCACCGCCTGAGTTACGCCAAGCCATTGCCCAACGTGAGGCAGATTTTGAGCGTGGTATTAACACCTATAAAACTCGTGATGCCGAGGCTAGAGCGATAACTGAGCTATTCCAGCCTTATGAGTGGATGTTGCGTAACGAAAACGCTACACCAGCTACGGCTATTGCCCCACTTTTACAGACAGCGGCTTTATTGCGTACAGGCACACCACAGCAGAAATCTCAAGCTGTGGCGCAAATGATTCAGCAATTTCAGATTCCGCTAGATCAGGTTGCGGCACATTTTGGTGGTCAACCATCAACGCAAGATAATCATTACAATCAACTAGCGCAACAAGTTCAACAATTGACTCAGCACATCACGCAGAGTCAGTATGAAGCGCAAAAACAGAATGAAAGCCGAGCACTCTCGGTAATCCAGCAGTTCGCGGCTGACCCTGCGAATGCACATTTCGAGGCAGTCCAAGACAGAATGTTGTCGCTTCTCCAAGCACCGCACGTTCTAGGGGACACGGGGAATATGTCCGAGCGCGAGAAATTGCAATTGGCATATGACACGGCCATTCGGTTAGACCCAAGTCTTTCGCAACAGATATTTGCTCAACAGCAACAGTCATTGCAAGCCCAAAGTCAAGCCCAGAGAGCAAAAGCGGCAGCGGTTCAGGTCAAAGGGTCACCAAGCTCGGTCATGAATGCTGCATTAAACCAAACTGATCGCAGGGCAATCATCGCAAATGCGCTACGCTCTGCGAACTACTAAGGAGAATTCTTATGGCATACGCCAATAGTAATTACTCAGACGTTTTGGCTACCACCATTGAGTCGCGTTCTGGCATCGTTGCTGATAACGTGACAAAAAACAATGCGTTGCTGACTCGCCTGCGTGAGAAGGGCCGTTACAAGCCTTTCACAGGTGGTTCTACGATTCTGCAAGAATTGTCGTTCCAAGCAAACTCTACCGCCATGTACTACTCAGGCGCTGAAGTTCTGAACATTTCCCCTGCGGATGTGATCAGTGCGGCTCAGTTCCCGATTAAACAAGCTGCGGTGGCTGTCACTATTAACGGTCTTGAGATGTTGCAAAACAGCGGCGAAGAGCAAATCATTGATTTGTTTGACGCACGTTTGGACGTTGCAGAGGCTTCCATTGAAAACTTGATCTCTACGGGTATCTACTCGGACGGTACAGGTAACAACGGCAAGCAGATCACAGGTTTGCAGGCGATGGTTGTTGCTAACCCATCTACAGGTGTGGTTGGCGGCATTGATCGTGCATCTTGGTCTTTCTGGCAAAACCAGACTTTCGACTTCTCTAGCGATCTCGGCGTAAGCGCAAGCGCATCTAACATCCAAACTGGTTTTAACCGTTTGTATGCCAAGACAAGCCGTGGCTCTGATGTGGTTGATTTGATCTTGTTGGACAACAACTTGTGGTCGTTCTTCATGTCTTCATTGCAAAACATCCAGCGTTTTCCTGGCTCAAGCAAAATGGCCGAACTTGGCTTTGTTGCTTCAAAGTACATGAACGCAGATGTAGTGCTTGACGGTGGTATTGGTGGAAACATTCCTGCTTCTACTGGTTACTTCCTGAACACGAAGTACATCTTCTTCCGTCCTCACGCAAACCGCAACTTCGTCCCAATCGGCGATGAGCGTATGAGTACCAACCAAGACGCAATTGTGCGTTTGATTGGCTGGGCGGGTAACATGACAGCCTCGGGACTTCAGTTCCAAGGCATTATGACGGAGTAAGAATCATGGCTGATTACATCACCGATGGCAAAATTGGCGTTGACTTGACCGCAACTTATGCGTCAACCTCCGCTGGTTCTACAACCTTGTTTCCCGTGACCCCTGGTACACGAGTTAACACAACCAACAACGGCGTTTACATTTTTGCTCGCGCCGAGTCCGATATTGCAGCTTATGACGCTGTGATCATGAGCACATACGGCGATTCAGCGAGTTCTACTCCTGTTCTCCGCGCTGTGCCTGTCACAACTACTAACGCTGCCGCATTGGGCTACAACATGGTTGGCTTTGCTCAAAATGCTATTGCTTCTTCCTACTACGGTTGGATTGGCTTGAATGGCGTTTTGAAAGTCAACTTGTTGGTTGCTTGCCAACCTAAAGTGCCTTTGTACACAACCTCAACCGCTGGTAAATTGGACGATGCTACTGTGTCGGCTGGTTACATCCAAGGTATTGTGGCAAACACTTCTGCCACTTCTGCTTCTGCACCTTTCTGCGTTGTCAATAACGCAGGCTTGATGACTTCTAACCCAGTCTAAAAGTGGACGCCCTTTCCTCATAAGGGAGAGGGCTTTCTAATGACATTTGTTCCTTTAAAAATCGTTGGTCGGTGCGTTGCTGACGATGAGACTTTGTTTCAGAACATGGAAGCTGCGGTAGCGCGTGGTTTTCCACAAGTAAAGAATCAAGAGCTTGCTAAAGATGAAATGATCACGCTAGTGGCAAGTGGGCCAAGCGTGGCGGGGCAAATAGATGTTATTAGAAAGATGGCCAAAACCACAAAAATCGTGGCGATCAAAGACGCGCACGATTGGTTAATCTCACAAGGCGTAATTCCTGACTACGCCCTAGCAATAGACCCCCAAGAACACAGAATCTCTTTCTACAAGCCTCACAAGGATGTGGAATACATGATTGCGTCTCAATGTCATAAGGCAATGTTTGACAACTTGGAAGGGCATAAGGTCACGATCTGGCATCCGTATGTGATGAAAGGCCAAGACAGACCTAAAAACGCAATGTTGATAGGTGGCGGCACGACTTCAGGATTAAGGGCTATATCGCTGTTTTACGTCCTTGGCTACCGACATTTTTCTTTGTTTGGGTTTGATTCTTGTCTAACAGGCGATATGCTCAGAATCAACGGGTCTGGCCTTAAAGAAGGCGACACGCTTACCGAAGTAAGGATAGAGCAAGATGGCGAGACTTTTTATTGCAATCCCTCTATGGCTTTGCAAGCCGAGCATTTTCAAACCTACTACGATTATTTGCCAGACGCACATTTTTATGGCTTTGGGCATGGTCTGATTCAGGCGATTATCAAGAAGCGTGAGCAAAACGCTGTTGAACTTCAGGCGATGATTGACAAACAAAAAGAGCCTAACGACAGGGTTTCTTTTATCCATTGGGGCGACAAGAATTCAGCAAGCTGGCGCTATCGTGCCAAGATTGTGAGTGAAGGATGGGCAAGCCTTAACGACTTTACTGCTGACACGCTTATCTTTGCTAAACCGCAAGCCAATGAGCTAATGGATATGGCCAAAGCTAAAGCCCGTGGCGCGTGGGTTATTGTTGATTTCTGTGATGATCATTTTGATTGGGTGCATTACAAGGAAGCCTTACGCCTAGCCGATGCGGTGAGCTGTAACACCGAAATAATGGCCAAAATCATCAAGGAACACGGACGGGATGCAACGGTAATTGGTGACCCTTATGAATACCCAGAGGAAAAGCCGCATTGCAACGGTCTTAACCTTTTATGGTACGGACACGCAGTTAATAAGCACAGTCTTGAGAAAATATTGCCCGATCTAGAAGGCTACAACCTACGGGTGGTGTCTAACTTTGGCGGGGCTATCCCTTGGTCGCATGAGACCATGCTAGAGGAATTTGCAAAAGCAGATATTGTCTTGATGCCTGCAACAGCAGAGTACAAAAGCCCAAACAGGGCAGTAGAGGCAATTCGTCAAGGGTGCTTTGTGGTCAGCGAAAGAGACTTAGGCATACCCGAAATTTATGTAGGCAATATTCTTGAAGGAATCAAATGGACACAGACACAGAACGTCAACCAGCGCATATCCACGGCGCAGAAGTTCGTGACGGACGAATTCTCGCCAAAAACACTAATCGACAAGTGGAAGACACTTACGAAACAGCGTACAACCTTGGATGCGGAAACAAGAAATGGGACGGATGGATAAATGTCGATCTGCATTCCGACATTGCCGATCTAAAGTGTGACCTGAGAAAGCTAGAAATAGCATCTGATAGTGCCGATGCGGTGGCTGCAATACACGTTCTAGAACACTTTTACGAGTGGGAAGTGGCTGATGTGCTGACCGAGTGGAAACGGGTGTTAAAGCCTGGCGGCAAGATGATCTTAGAGCTTCCCTGCATGGACAAGGTGTTTGCGTATGTGACCAACTGCGTACAAACCAGAGAACCATTACAGCCTTTTATGACCTTGACAGCCCTATACGGCGACCCTAAACACAAAAGCGAAGCTATGTGCCACAGGTGGGGCTGGTTTCAGCGTCCCTTGCACGATATGTTGGTTTCCGTGGGCATGACAGAGATTAAATTCTGTGAGCCTAACTACCATTTTCCATTTCGAGATATGAGGATTGAATGCTTAAAGGCGTCTTAACCAACCAAGAACGGCATGAGCAGATGGAGCAAGCCTTACATCTGCCTTTGCTCAAGAAAAAGCCAAAGTTCAATGACCGATGGATTTCTATTGTGTGTTATGGCCCAAGCCTAAAAGACACTTGGAAACACATAAAACGACCAATTGTTACTGTATCGGGAGCGCATGATTTTCTAGTGGAGAAGGGTATTAACCCTGATTGGCACATTGACTGTGACCCTAGAGAACATAAGGCTAGGATGTTAAAGAAGCCCCAGAAGGCGACAAAATATCTTTTGGCATCTGTGTGTCACCCGACTTATTTTGAGGCTTTAAAACGGCATAACGTGGCTATTTGGCATCTTGTAAACGGGGATGACTTAGAGACTGTGGCTTGGGTTGCTGAAAATCACCCCGAAGGGATGGAAAGCCTGATTGGTGGTGGTTCATCCGTAGGGATGAGAGCAATGAATGTGTGTGCAGCCTTGGGTTATCGAAAATTCAACATATATGGGATGGATAATTCATTTACAGAACAGCGACACGCGGGGGAACATTTGGGAAAAGAGCAAGATAAAACAATGGTTCAAGCTGGAGAGCGAATTTTTCAGACTACTAAACAAATGGTGCAAGCGGCGATTGAGATGGAAAACTTCTTGAAAACTCAGGATGCCGAGGTTATATTTCACGGTGATGGTTTAATGCAGGAAACTGCCAAAATTCTTAAACAAAGGGGTTAATATGCAACACGATGCTAACTGGACAAACGAGAGCTTTATGGAAGACAACCGAGGCAAGATGGCGGTGTTTTTTCATACTGTTCAACGTCAAAACAACTTCAAGACAATGACTGAAAAACGTCCTATCTTTGAAGAGAAGATTTTTCTCAAGAAGTTAGTGCCAGGCGACTCAACTTTGGTGGTTGACCGTCCTATGCGCGAGACTGACATTGAAGACTTCCCTGTAGAGTGGGCGCGTTTCCAGCAAAAGAAGGAACAACGTGTATCGGGTACGCCTATTGATGCGTGGGCTATTCTGTCAGACACGCAAAAAGCCGAATTTAAGGCTTTGCATATCTACACGATTGACCAGTTTGCCCAACTTGCTGACTCTGCTGGCAACAAAATCATGGGTTTTAACGATTTGCGCGACAAAGCTAAGGCGTTTATTGCTGCTGCCCAAGATTCGCAAATGTTCGATAAAATTCGTGCAGAAACTGATGCCAAGCTCGCACAACAAGAGGAAGAAATGGCACAATTACGCGCATTGGTAAACGAGTTATCTGCCAAAAAAGCAGGCAGACCCAAAAAAGAAACGGTGGAATAAATGTCCTACACACTGCTGGAATTGGTTGATCAGGTATCAGGTGAACTAGGTCTAACTCAACCAGCGGTGGTGATAGGGTCTACCAACAACCAGACCATCCAACTCCTTTCCCTTGCTCAACGCTTGGGTAAGGATTTAGTCAGAGACTTTGAATGGCAACGTCTAGTTCAAGCCTACATCTGGCAGACACAACCTGCTATTAGCACCACGGGGAACATTACCGCTGGTTCTACGATCATTACAAACATCCCAAGCACATCGTCACTTCAAGTTGGTAATGTGATTACAGGGACGGGACAAACGCCTTACGCTGAGATTCTTACGATTGACTCACCTACTCAGGTTACGCTAAACGCGCCTGTAACGACTTCCACAGCGTCTGTTTCTATGACGTTTGCCAAGCAGGATTACGACCTTCCCACAGGCTATGACCGAATGATCTCGGACACCAACTGGGACAGAACAGACCACTGGAGAAACTTGGGCACTAAGTCCTCTCAGGATTGGCAGTTCTTGCAAGGCGGCATCATCTCAATTGGCCCACGCGAACGCTATCGGATTTACAACAACAAATTCCGTATTTTTCAGGCGTTGACGACTGTTTACAACTTCTCATTTGAGTACGTTTCTAACTATTGGGTTTGTGCTTCAGGCTCAGACCAAGGGTCAAAAAACGCATTTACGCTTGATTCTGACACTTGTATTTTCCCTGATGATTTGATGATGGCTGGCTTGAAGTTTTACTTCTTAAAAGCTAAAAAGCTAGATTACGGCATTGAACTAGGGGAATTCACTAGGGCGCTGAGTTACTGTAAGGCTCAAGACGTTCCTGTCCCGTCTATGTCTCTAGCACCAGTGGGAATGAATCAACTTGTTGGGCCTTGGTCTGTTCAAGATGGCAATTGGCCTAGCGTTTAAGGAGATGTTATGAAATTAGATGGTTTGTATGCCAACATTCAGGCAAAGAGAGAAAGAATAGCCGCAGGGTCTGGCGAGAAGATGCGTAAGCCTGGCACAGAAGGCGCACCTACTGCCAAAGCCTTTAAGGAATCTGCTAAAACAGCAAAGCCCGAAAAGAAAAGCAAGTAGATGCTTAAACAATATTCAAAATACGCCAAGCTAAAGACGCAAACATCGTCTGTGGTGACTATTCCTGCGCCTATTGGCGGTTGGAATGCCAGAGATTCTCTTGGTTCTATGGCTGTTGAAGATGCGGTTACGCTTCAGAATTGGTGGCCTGGCACAAACTCGGTTATTTTGAGAAACGGCTATACCCAACACGCCACGGGCATGACGGGCCAAGTTGAAAGCGTAATGGCTTATTCCTCTGGAACGCAAGACAAACTGTTTGCTGCGGTTGGCACTAAGGTTTATAACGTAACGTCAGCAGGCGCAGTGGGTGCGGCTGACCTTTCAGGCTTGACAAACGCTCGGTGGCAAAACGTAAACTTCACAAACACGGGCGGCTCTTATTTGATGATGGTCAACGGCGCTGACAAGCTCAGAAGCTATGACGGGTCGGCATGGCACGCAGATGGTGACGGTGCGGGATATGACATTACTGGCGTAAACACGGCAAACTGCACAAACATCAACCTGTTTAAAAACCGCATTTGGTTGATTCAAAAACAAAGTTTGAAAGCCTGGTACTTGCCGATTAACGCCATTGCTGGCGCGGCGACTGCTTTGGATATGTCTTCCCTTGTCCAAATGGGTGGCTATCTAGTAGCAGGGATGACTTGGACGTTAGATGCTGGTTACGGCATGGACGATTACTTGGCGTTTATTACGTCTAAGGGCGAAGTATTGGTTTGGAGGCTAACAGACCCCACAACACCCACAGGAATCTCTTTAATCGGTGTTTATACAGTTGGAGCGCCTATTGGTGCGAGATGTTGGGTTAAGTTTGGTGGTGACCTTTTAATCATTACTCAGGACGGTGTTGTGCCTATGTCTGGCGCACTCCAAAGTAGTCGATTAGACCCAAGAGTCTCGATCACTAATAAAATCCAATACGCAATGAGTTCGGCTATTTCTAGCTACTCAAACAACTTTGGTTGGTGTTTGCTGTATTTTCCGAAAGAAAATCAGTTGATCATGAACGTACCAGTTCAAGAAAACTTGAACCAACAGCAGTATGTGATGAACAACATCACTAAGTCTTGGTGCAACTTTACGGGTTGGGAGGCTAACTGTTGGGTCTTGTATCAAGACAACCCTTATTTTGGTGGTAATGGTTTTGTTGGTCAGGCTTGGAATACAAACTCTGACAACGGGTCAGCGATTCAATCGTTTGGCTTGCAGTCTTTTCAGACGTATGGCAAAGCCAATCAGAAACAATGCGAGATGATTCGCTATCACTTGTTTACAAGCGGAGTCCCTGAAATCTATGGCAACGTCAATGTGGACTACAACACATTAGATCAAAGTGTGCCTTTAGATTTCACGGTTGAGACTTATGCCGTTTGGAACACTTCACTTTGGGACACAGGCATTTGGGGCGATGGATTAGTACCTAACGCTCAATGGCAAGGGGTCACAGAAATCGGTTATTCGTTTGCACCGCTGATTAAAAGTGCAAGCCAAGGAATACAATTGCAATGGGTTGCAAGCGATCTAGTTTTCGCTGGCGGCGGTACTCTTTAAGGGGATAGATATGGCTGGATTATTTGGTGGACTTACTAACCTTTTGTTTGGCTCACCGCCTGCGGCGCCTGCCGCCCCTGACTACACGGGCGCGGCTAAAGAGCAAGGCGTAGCTAACTTAGAAGCGGCAAGGGCTACGGCAAAGTTATCTAATCCCAACATCTTTTCCCCTTACGGTAATCAAACGGTTACTTACGATGGTGACACGCCAACCATTACGCAAACGCTAACGCCTGAAGCGCAAAAGACGTTAAACGAACAACAACAAGGTCAGTATGGATTGGCTCAGTTAGGTAACAAGGGCGTAACTAATGCTGGTGAGGTGTTTAACACGCCCTTTTCGTTTGGTGGGCCATCGGTTCAGACTTCACTTGCCCCTGTTGGACAAGCACAAGGTGGTGTGGCAGGGCCAAATCTATCGTATACGCTTGACACTAGCAATGTTGCTCAAATGCCTATAAACGCAGGCACAACGGCACAAGAAGCAATCATGTCTCGCCTAGAGCCTCAATTGCAAAGAAACAGAGTAAGCACAGAAACGCAGTTGATTAACCAAGGTTTGCGCCCTGGCACTGAAGCCTACGACAACGCGGCTACATTGTTGGCTCAACAAGAAAACGATCAACGCACACAAGCTGTTTTGCAAGGTTTAGGCTTAGATATGAGCGCAAATGCTCAGGGCTACGGTCAAGCATTGACTACTGGTCAGTTTGGAAACGAATCCAGACTTGCAGGATTTAACGCTAACTTAGCAAATCAGCAAGCAGGAAACGCTGCTATTGCACAAAACTTTAACCAAAACCAACAAGCGGCTCAATTTGGTAACACTGCCCAACAACAGGCTTTGGCACAAGCAATTACTCAACGTCAATTGCCTCTCAATGAGATCAACGCGCTGATGAGTGGTTCACAGATTCAAAATCCTCAATTCCAACAGTACACAGGCGCAAACGTGGCTGCTGCACCGATTGCTAACGCTACGGCTCAACAAGGCGCATTTAATCAAAACTTGTATAACCAACAAACTGGCACTTACAACCAGAATTTGGCTGGTCTGTATAGTTTGGGTGGTGCTAGCGCTAAAGCCTTTGCATAAGGAACAAAAATGCCTGAAGTTAATTTAAGTCCATACGCCCCAGAAACTGCGGCAGTTCAGCGCAGATTGCAAATGGCTCAATTGTTGAGTCAACAGGCCATGCAGCCTATGGAATTGCCACAACAAGCAGGCGTTAGAGCTAGTCATTACGGCGGCCTTGCCAAAATCCTCCAAGGCTACATGGCTGGCAAAGAGGAAAAAGGCGCGTTGCAAGAATATAAAGACTTGGCTGAAAAGTACCAAGGACAAAACCAAGCAGACTTGCAGAGTTTTTTAGGCGCAATGCAAGGCACTCCAGCAAGGGAATTGGCTGGCCCTGCACCGCAAGGCGCACCGCAAGGCGTGTCTCCAGAAGGCGAAATGGGTGGGTATATCCAACCAGCACAAGCCCCTGACAGACAAAAAGCTATGGCACTTGCCCTTGGCTCACAGAATCCGACCTTGCAAGGTGCGGGTGGTGCTATGTTGTCTCAGATGTTTGCTCAAGACAAGATCAAAGACTTTAAAGTTGAATTGGTGGACGGTAAAACTCACCGCATTGGTCTTACAGAAACAGGCAAGCGCGTTGATCTTGGCCCTGTTACTGAGTCTATTAGCGTTGATACTGCGGCTAAACTTGCACAAGATAAAGAGCAAGCAGATCGCGCATTTAACCAATTGTCGGCAAGTCAAAAAGCCACACTTGCTAATGAAGCGGCAAGAATTGGAATTAGCGCGCAACAACTATTCTTTGATACTGGAATGCAAGCGGGTGGTCGAGCACCTCAACCTATTGCTGCCCCTGCTGCGCCCAATGTTTCTGCTGCGCCTAATGCGGTTAATCCAGCTATGCCAACGGCTCAGACAGGCTACACGCCTTTGTCGGGCTTGTCACCAAAAGCACAACAAGAAGTGGCTAAAGCGGTTGCACTTGAACAAATTGTGCCGAAACCTTTGACTGAATCGCAAGGTAACGCTACGGCTTACGGCATGAGAATGGCAGAAGCCAACAAGTTACTGACAGATTTGGAAAAGAAAGGCGTTACCAATACTGGCATAGTTCGTTCTGCAATTGGTGGAACAGTCGGTTTGACTCCTTTTATTGGTGACAAACTTCAAGAGGCCACAAATGCGCTAATTAACCCATTGCCAACCTTTTTGGGTGGCCCAAGTTCTGAGCAACAACAAGTTGACCAAGCCCGTAGAAACTTCATTACGGCAGTCTTACGCAAAGAATCGGGTGCTGCTATTGGCGCGTCTGAATTTGCTAATGAGGAAAAGAAATATTTTCCACAAGCGGGTGACACGGCTCAAGTTATCAAGCAAAAGCAAGATGCTAGAGAATTGGCGATTAAAGCTATGGGCATTCAAGCAGGGCCTCAAGGCGCGCGAAACATTGCCCCACAAGCTGACCCACTAGGAATAAGATAATGGCAACACTAGCAGAAGTTCGCAGTCAGTATCCTCAATACAGCGATATGCCTGATGCGGCATTGGCAGATGCTTTGCATAAAAAATTCTATGCTGACATACCAAAAGACCAGTTTTATAAACAAGTTGGTCTGACTTCTGCATCTATGGTTGCGCCTCAACAAATGGTAAATCAAATACCTGGACAAGTAAGCACATCGCAAGCCCGTCCAGAACCAACAATGCAAGACAAGATCATGGGTTATGTTGAAGCCCCTGCAATTGTCGCTGGCAACATTGGTCGCTTAGTAGCTAATCCTATTGCTCGGATGTACGGCGAAGCTGTGGGTGGTTATGGCACTCCACAAGGTCGTCAAGCGGGCGAAGAAGCCGCGCAAATGGTTAATCGGCAGTTCTATCAACCACGAACAGAAACAGGGCCAGAGGTTGTTGACACAATGGCAAAGGTTTTAGGCTCTGTGCCTCCAACGCCTTTAACAAGCGCAGGAACGGCACTTTCTACCCTTACAGGCCCTGCTGTACGACAAGCAACTTCTATTGTTGCTCAAGCCTCTCCAACGGCTCAAAAAATGGCTGCATTGCTAAGAGCGCCAGAACCAAAGATGCAGGGCATGGGTGCTGCTTCTGTGGATGAGTCGTTAGCCCGTCAGACTAGAGCTAATGAACAAAAAATACGTTTAACCAAAGGCGAACAAACAGGCGATTTAGGTCAATTGCAATTTGAGTCTGACATTGCCAAAGAAAAGCCAGAACTTGCCAAAGCCTTGATTCAGTTTAAGGAAGGTCAAAAAGGCGATATTTTGCGGCGTTTTGAGCAATTGTCTAATCAAACTGGTGCAGAGTATGCAGACCCTGATGCCTATAGAAAAATTGGCTCTTTGGTTGACAAAAATGTGGTCAAGCAATTTGATGACAAAAAACTCAAAGTAGATCAAGCGTACCAAGCCGCAAGGGAAGCGGGAGAAACCAAACAAGTGGTTGATACTGCGCCATTAGAAAAATGGTTGGCAGATAACGCACCAGAGGGAATTTCTGTTCCTCAAATCCAAACAATTGCAGCCAAGTTAGATGCTCTAAAGAAGTCTACGGGTGGGCAAATCACGATTGATGACATAGAAAACTTGTACCAAGCTGCGGGTAGTCTTTCTAAGCCTGGCGAACAATCAGCGGTTTATATGGGTCGCGTCAAAGGCGTGATCAATGACATGACTGAGGGTGCTGGCGGTGATCTTTATCGTGCTGCTAGAACACAACGTAAAGAGTTGGCTAACGACTTTGAAAACACATATCGGGTGGCTAAACTTCTTGGCACTCGCGGCGGGTATGCAGATCGAGCCGTTGCGCTAGATGATGTGTTTAGCCACATCGTTTTGGATGGTTCTTTAGAGGAAATGAGGACTGTTACTAAGCTCTTGAAGAAAGGCGGCGCAGAAGGTAGACAGGCTTATGCAGAACTACAAGGTCAAACCATTCAATATCTTAAAGATCAGCTAACTAAAAACTCAAGCGGTAAGTTGTCTTTTGCTAAGCTGAACTCGGCAATTGAAACTCTAGATCGTGAAGATAAATTAACGTATATGTTTGGCAAACAGGGTCGAGAAACATTGGTTGAGTTGCGTGACGCAATCAAAGACGCTGTGATTAAGCCTGAAGGTGCTGTCAACTATTCCAACACAGGTAATGTTGTGTTGAGAGGCTTAGACAAGTTGGCAAAAATGAATTTTCCTTTAGCCAAAACAGCGTCAGAAATGGCAGAAACAAGCGCGCTAAACAAACAAATAAACGAAGCAGTCAACTATGATGCTTTGACAAAAGCATTGACAAAATAAGGACTAATCATGAGTTACAACGGCTCTGGCGTTTTTCAAATCAACACTTCTGGTCAACCAGTTGTAGCGGGTACGGTCATCACAGCATCGGCGTTTAATGCGCTTACTGCTGACTTAGCAACAGGACTGACTACCGCTATTACAAAAGACGGTCAAACAGCTACAACGGCTCAGATTCCTTTTGCGGCTGGTTTGCGGTCTACGCTTACTACAGATTCCACTACGTCTACTTCAGGCTCAATCATTACTGATGGCGGTCTTGGTGTTGCTAAAGCAGCCAACATTGGGACTACGTTGGGCGTCACGGGTGCTATCACAGGCTCTAGCACTATTACGGGAACTAAGCTAATCCCTACGGGTACAAGCGTAACAGGCAACGGGATGTATCTTCCTGCGGCTAACACGCTTGGATTTTCTACAAACGGAACTAACGCAGTCACTATTGACAGCTCACAAAACGTAGGTGTGGGTGTTACTCCTAGTGCTTTGTGGTCAAATTTGAAAGGCATTGATGTAGGAAACGGCTCTATTGTTGGTGGTGTATCCGCAAGTTATGGAACTTCTGTTTACTACAACGCTTACTACAACGGCACAAACAGCATTTACAAAGCAACTGGTTACGCTTCATATTACGGACAAGGTGCAGGACAACACCAATGGTTCAACGCAGCATCAGGCACAGCAGGTAACGCCATCACCTTCACCCAAGCAATGACGCTTGATGCTAGTGGTAACTTGCTGGTGGGGACTACAACTACTGTTGCAACAACGCCAGGAATTGTTGTTTCTGGTGTAAATGGTAGTGCAACTAATGTTCCTTTTATTCAATGTTCTGCTGCATCTTCTACAAATACATACGCCTCGTATGTTTTATATTCAACATCAGCATCCGCCTATCGTTTCTATGTAGATTACAGTGGTACTGTTCATGCTACAAGTATTGTTATTACTGCAATTTCAGACGAGCGTTTAAAAGAAAATGTACGTGACATTGACACAGGTCTTGATTCAATCATGGCCCTTAAACCTCGACGTTTTGATTGGAAAGAAGGAAAAGGACAAGACAAGAAAAACGCTGCTGGTTTTATTGCCCAAGAATTTGAACAAGTATTTCCTGAATGTGTCAGTACATCAAAAGCTGGTGGTGACGGCATTGAATACAAGAACATTAATCACGAAACACTGATTCCAACACTTGTCAAAGCCATCCAAGAACAACAAGCCCTCATTACATCCCTTACAGCCCGTATCACAGCATTGGAAGCCTAATATATGACTACATGGACTATCAACCAACTCGACCGCAACACTTCTGACGGTTTTGTCACTACTGTGCATTACAACGTCACCAAGGTAGACGGTGACTTCTCAGCATCCACCTACGGCACTATCAACTACGAAGACGGTACACCTACAACACCCTTTGCATCTCTGACTGAAGCACAAGTGATTGCATGGGTAAAAGACAAGCTAGGCGAGGCAACAGTTGAGGCTGCATTGACTGCTCAGATTGAAGCACAGCGCAATCCTGTTAAGGCTACTGGTTTGCCTTGGGGTGAGTAATGACAACAATTGACGCAACTGACGCAAGACTTTCAACGCATGAAGAAGTTTGTGCTTTGCGTTATGAAATCATCAACGCCAGGTTAAAACGCATGGAAACCATCATGATTACGTGCGCTGGCGCAATGATTATGAGCATGGGTGGCGCTGTCTTTATGCTAATAAATCACACAAAGTAATGTGGACCCAATCAGTCTCCTTCTTATGGCACAGAGTGCAGTCGGTGCTATACGCGCTGGCTGTCAAATGCTCTCAGAAGGTAAAGCATTTATTGATGATGCTAAGTCTGAAGTGGAAGGTATTGTTGGGCAAGTTAAAGAGACTTACGAAACAGTTACGGGACTCTGGGGCTGGATTGCTAGACTTTTTGGCGGCACTAAACAAGTTGAGGATGCACCACTAGCAGTTGCAGCAACCAAAGTTTCAAAACCTGTGGCAAAAAAAGCCAAGCCAGAGTTAAGTTATGAGGAGTTTCAAGCTCGTGCGGTGCATGACATCTGTGAAAATTTAAAAGTTTATTTTGAGGCTATTCGACAGCTCAAAATCCATTGTCGGGAACTTGATGAAGAAGCTCTTATCACCGAAAAAGTTGCTGATAGTGCAATTG